ATGGTAAAGCCTGCTTCTGTTCCACGTGCATTTGACTTTGATGATGTCATTCTTGTACCTGGTCAATGTCTTGTTAGTTCAAGAGCTGAAGTGTTCACTGACATCCAGTTTGGTAATCGGTCATTCAAGTTGCCGATTGTCCCTTCTAACATGTCTTCCGTAATTGATGAGCGTCTTGCTATATACCTTGCCAGTAACGATTACTTCTATGTGATGCATCGTTTTGATGTGGACGCTATTCGTTTCGCTCGTCGAATGGCAGATCTCGACTTGTTCTCTTCTATCAGCGTAGGTGTTCAAGAAAGTGATTTTGCTTTAGTCAAGCGCTTCCGTGAGCTGGACTTCGTTATTGATTATGTAACTGTTGACATTGCACACGGTGACGCTTACAGTGTTTGCCGCATGGTAGACCATCTTAAAACAGTGTCTCCCGGCAGCTTTGTGATTGCGGGTAATGTTGCGACACCTGCGGCTTTGAACCGCTTAGAAACGGCAGGAGCAGATGCTGTGAAGGTCGGGATTGGACCCGGTCTTGCTTGCAGTACGTCACCTAATACAGGGTTCGGTACTCGAGGTTGGCAGTTGGCTGCTGTTGAGTGGTGTGCCGATGCCGCAAAGTCTGCTTTAGTGATTGCCGATGGTGGTATTCGCACTACGGGAGATGTTGCTAAGGCAGTCGCTTTCGGTGCGGATATGGTGATGGTTGGTGGAATGTTTGCAGGCCATGAAGAGTCACCTGGCACTCTTGAGGAAGTTGATGGAAAGCTTTACAAGCTGTTCTACGGAAGCGCTAGCGCTGTCCAGAAGGGGAATAACAAGAATGTCGAGGGCCGCAGTATGCTTGTTGATTTTCGAGGTCCCATTGCTGACACTTTGCAAACAATGAAAGAAAACCTTCAATCGGCAGTTAGCTATGTTGGAGGTACAAGACTGCTTGATCTTCGTGAATCCGAGTTTGTCTACCTACCGCCTTTAAAGTAAAGAGTTTATCGGTAGAATAAACTAAAATTCTTATCAGAGCGGAAGTCTATCGTGGAGATTATTTCAGCGAACCTATCGGTGCACTACAAAGGACGTGGGGAGACTTTTCTTTCACCCTACCCTCGTGTTTTAATAATCAAGAGCGACGGGTCTGTAAGTATTCATAGTGATTCTGGTCATAAACCATTGAACTATATGATGGCAACGACCGAAAGAACGAAAACAACTGTTGATGATGAAACTGTGTGGGAATTCTTCGGTAAGAAAGAATCTCTTACCGTCACTTTCCACGAAGACTTTGAGCGACTTAACTTGAGTCTGGGCACTGAAGATCCCGGGTTGCAAAGACTTAGGACCGAGAACCATTTGCAAGAATGGTTAAGTAACAATCCTGAGCTGTTTGGTGAGAACATCACTTATGTAGAACGAGAGTTCCCTACAGGGCAGGGTCCGATTGATCTTTTCTTTGAGCGTTCAGACCATAGCATTCTTGCAGTTGAGGTAAAGCGTGTGGCAGACTTGAATACTGTAGGTCAGATTTTGCGCTATCAGGATGCTCTTGAAGAGAGGTTCCCTGGACGTGTGATTACAGGAATTATCGCTGCAGTCGAGTTCAAGAAAAGTGTTCTTAAATTTGCTGAAAAGAAGGGTGTCTCTTGTCTTGAGGTTCCGAAAAATTGGGCATCATTAGATGACAAAAGCTCACCTTCCCATATTACGTTGTTTGATATCTAGAGGCAGAACGACCTATTTTACATAAAGTTATTTCGGGCGGGCAGACTGGGGTAGATCGTGGAGCAATTTCTGCAGCACGATCACTTGAGTTCCCTTACGGGGGTTGGTACCCTAAAGGCAGTAGATGCGAAGACAATACTGACTTGGGGAAAGAGTTCCCGTTGATGACAGAGCATTCAAGCCATCATTATGCTCCCCGTACGGCTTTGAATGTGAAAGATTCTGACTTCACTTTAGTCATAACAAACGGTCGCCGAACGCCCGGGACTGAATTGACTCTTAAGCTTATCAATCAGTACGGGAAACCTTTCCTGCACATCACCGCTGATGGTTCAAGGACTTTCCTCGAGACTGCCCGAGTGGTTTCTTCCGAGCTAAGGAACTCTGATAGCAAGGTTATGAATGTTGCTGGACCTCGTTTGTCTTCATGGAGAGCCGGCTATCAGAAGAGCTTCTTCATTGTGAGACTGTTAGTAGCTGAATCAATGATCGCTTAAACAGTTAGATAGACATTGGTATTACTTCGGTTATACGAGCCGAGAAAGTGTCTATTTCTCGCTAGATCAGGAATTCCAAAATGTCTAAATACCATATAAACAAAAAGGGTGAGGGTGCCCTTTGTAGGGCAAAAACGAAATGCCCTTTCGGGGAAGAGAGCGATCACTACCCTACTAGAGAAGAAGCTCAAAAAGCATTTGAGGCTAGCCAATCATCAGTACCACCTTCCTTAGAGAGGAATCCTTGGAGTGATGAGGAACTTGATAAGGTTGGTGCTGAGCAAGAGGCTGTTATTGAAGCTCACATTGCTAACGGTACACCATTGACTGATGAAGAGTATGAAGCACGCCGCGAGTATGTTCGTAAAGTGAATAATACCTATCAGAGTACGCATAAACAACTTACTACTAAAGTAAAGGGTAAGGCGGTGTACAGTGATGAAAGAATCGCTCAACAGGATGAAATCGTAGACACACTGTATTCTCGTATTCAAGCCTCAGAGGTTCCCCGTGAGGGTAAAGTACTTATGACCGGCGGGATGCCTGGTTCAGGCAAGTCGTCACTACTTAATAGATTGGGAGTAGATGATTGCGCTGTTCTTAACCCGGATGACATCAAAGTTTTGATGGCAGAAAATGAAATGACACCTAATATCAAGGGTCTAACTCCTCTTGAAACAGATGAGCTTATCAAATATGAAGCGCAGCTTATTTATGCAAAACTTTACCAGAAGGTTACTGATGACCGGACGAACATCATTGTTGATAAAACAATGGTGCGTAAAGAGCCTGTTGTAAAAGAAGTTTCAGCATTGAAAGAAAAAGGTTACAAGGACTTTCAAGTAGTTTTTGCACACATCACTCCTGATCAAGCATATGATCGTATTGTAGCTCGCCATCGTTCAGGAATTGATGACCATATTGCGAAGAAAGGGAACACTCTGGGTGAACGCATAGTTCCCGGCGCCGCAATCGTTGCTTCACGAGTCGAAGATGACCCTACTACGTCAAAGAATGTTGGGGCTCTCCGTGAGATGGTAGCTATGGGAATTTTCACCTCTGCGCCGAAAGTATTTGACACTTCTAACCCCGAGTGCAAAGAGCTTGAATTAAGCAACCTACCTTGATATACCGATATTTAACTGTAGTTAATGTTAAGTTACTAATGACTTGGAGTTTGCACTATGGTTGAATTACCACTACCGGTTACAATTATCGCTATTGTTATAGGTGTTGGGCTCGTAGTCTACGCTTTCATGCGGAGTAAGTCTGAGAAAGAATGATGAAAATCTTAAAAAATGGAAAGAGCAAATTGCTTATTTTCATTGTATTTCTTATTATGGCAGTTTCTGCAGTGACGGCAGTAAATTTGTCGAAAAACGACACCGAGCCTAAAAAGTCTCGATCTGCTTTAGATTATCCTCTCCCGGACGATATGATCGCTCGTTGAGTTAGTCGGGTCCGGGAATAAAAAACTACAGGTAGTTGTTATTATGGTTGAGACTCTAATCAGTTAAGGTATGGTTATTATGAAGCTTGTTAAGTACAGTGCACCTTGGTGCGCCCCGTGTCGTGTGTTCGGCCCTATTGCAGAGGCAGTCACTGAAGAACTAGGTATAGAGTTAGAAGATGTGAACATTGACGAAACTCCTACCCCTGGGATCATGAGCGTTCCTACTATTCGCTTAATCCGTGAAGATGGGACGATTGTTGGTGAGAGTGTTGGAGCTATGAGTGAAGCAAGCCTGCGTGAGTGGGTTTCCTCTAAGCTTTGATTTGACACCCTGCATTAAAATTGCTACTCTAGGATGCCTTACGGTGTCCTAGAGTTATGTTAGCTCGAGGCAAGAACTAGGTAGAATGAACTGAAAGGGAGTGCACATGGAAATGCCTAAAACAAAAAACATTGATCGTTGGTACCTTCCATGGGACCCTTTGCAGCTGTCCACTGATACTGATAGCGGATTAAGAGTCTTCAAGAACTCTGTTATCTTCACTCTTTATCGAGCTTACCGTCGTAAGATCATGTGGACTGCATTACAAGACAAGAACATCGGACTTTTTGCTGATGATAGAGCGCTCATCGAAGAGCTTGTTTCGATCCTCGTTCAGGACTCAATGAAGCGCTTTTCGGACTCGGCTCGAATTGCATTCTATGACTTCGATGGAAGCTGGAAAGAAACAATGCTTCCAATTGACAACAGGAATAAGAACTTCACTTATCATCCGTTTAAAGAAGACCTACACTTTTTCCTTGAAAGAGTCGAAGAACACAAGAAACTGATCTGTGAAAATACTGTAGGTGTTGAGGCTCCCAACAAGGTATTACAGTTTTTGTGTGTTCCAATTTCATCCGTGATTGTAAAGAGTCTCGCTGAAGACCAAAAAACTCTTGAACTTCTAAGAACCTTCTTGACAGAGTCTTATCATGAGCGTGTCTACCCTGTTCTTTTGATCGAGAACCTTACCGCTTTCCCCCGGTTCTTGCTTCAAGATTTTTCACAGGTTTTCTACATGGGTGAAAATAACATGAAGCTTGTGAGTGACGTTTACTTTAAAGACTGGGCAATCACAAAGAGCAGTATTACTCAAGAGCTGATTGGCTTCGGTGCAATAGGGCATGGTAAAAGTAAAGAGCTTATTTCTTTGCACCATAGAAGTTACGAACTTTCAGAATGGGGTAAAGTGTTTTTCGATGCTCTTGAGGAAGAGGAACAAATGTATCGAGAGTTTCTTGATTCTTTGAATGATGGAGAAGAGTAATATGGCAACCTTGAAGAAGTTTGGAGACCTTATTCCTGGAGATGTTCTTGTAGGTACTTCAAGTAAGACTGTTGTGACAAAAGCTTATGAAGAACATATCCCTGAATCAATGTACCGACTTGAGTTTGATGAAGGTTCGGTAATTGAGGCTTCTGGTAACCATCTTTGGTATATTGAGACGGCTCTTGATCGTGCTTTGCACAAGAAAAGAGTAAAGTCTTTCCGTAAGCTGTTTAAGTGTTTACCAGGTATTGTTGAGGATGAGTTACTTGAAGTTATAAACCTAGAAGAGTCCGCTGAAACAGCACTTATTGACATGGTGTCTATGCTTGAGTGCGAGGGAGATAGGGAGAGAGTTCAAGCTATCGTTCGCATAGCGGAAAGCCTGGGACCTGTTGCGGAAGAAAATGTAATGCTTGAGGATTACCTTACTGGTGAGGAAGTCTCTTATAATGAGATAAGGCTTTATGACGCTAAGCTCTTTGCTCAGCAAATTCTTGCTCTTTACAGTAAGGGGTACGAGAAGAAGTGGCCTATTATTGTCGGGCAAGTGGTGACTACAGAATACCTGGCTCGACTAGCAATGGATGTCGAAATACCTGAAGTCAAAAGTCTTTAGTTTTAAGTTAGATAAGACCCTATAAAATTTGGAGGGCAAATGAAGTTCCATATTACACCCAAAGGTAATCCAGCAGTGTGTAGAGCGAAACATGCGTGCCCATACGGAGATCTGACTGCAGATCACTATGACACTCCTAGTGAGGCTGCCGCGGCTTACGAGCGCATTATGATGGAACATACGGTAAGGGCCCACAGGTCGCTTAGACCTCAGAATACCGCCTCTCATACGAAGCTAGACGAGATCATGGACGTTGACTTGCTCAAAAGAATGTTTGATGAAAACTTCGTAAAAGCTCAGTCACACCCTGACGATGAAGCTCTTAAAGTACTTAGCTATACTCACAACGCTCAGTACTCTGGTCGATGGAATGAGGTAACAACACAAGCCCGAGGGCTTATCATCCGTAGCGAAGAAGAGGACTTCTCGGACGCTGTAGTTCTTGAAAGACCCTGGAGGAAATTCTTTACCCTCTCGCAGATGGAAGGTAAGGATGGAGAGCGTGCTTGGGCTTTAGGTGATGAAGAAGACGGTCCGGGTCAATTAGACCTTGTCAACAACCTTGACTTCAATGCCCCTGCTGAAGTGACTGACAAGATGGACGGTAGTCTGGGGATCCTTTATGAAGCACCAGATGGAGAACTTGCTTTTTCCACTAAAGGTAGCTTTAGGTCTGACCAAGCGGTCGCTTACACTAAACTGCTTCGAGAGAACCCAAAGTTTCTTGGGGGGTGCAAGTCTCTTCGAAAAGTAAACCCTGACGCTACTTTTCTTTTCGAGCTCGTAGGTGAGGATAATCAAATTGTTGTCGAGTATAACGATGATGACATTGTTTTCACCGGCGCTGTAGATCGCAATACAGGTGAGTACCTCTCCACAAGAGACTTTGATAAAGAATGGGATGAAAGAAACGGACTGAACAAAGCTGAGATAATGTCCGCCAACACTCTTACTGAAGCATTACAGATTCCTGACCGCCCTAACCGTGAAGGTGTTGTAATCAGGCTCAAGTCTGATGACCCATCCAAGCAAATGATGGTGAAAGTAAAGCAAGAAGACTATATTGCACTTCACAGAATCGCTACATCCGTAAATAACTCTTTTGCCAAGACTGCTATCAAAGAATCCACAGACACAATGGGTGACTTGATCAAGATGGGACGTACAGGAGATGTAAGGGACCTTCCAAGCATTCATAATGCTGTTAGAAGTTTTACCGCTGGCGATTCTAAGCTCGAGAAGAAAATCTATAACCAGCAAATGGAGAAATTCGACTCAACTATAAAGCCTTTTGCTAGGAAAGTCACCGCTCTATATGATGAAGTCCAGGGCATGGACAGCAGTCACTTTGTCGGTGATAAGAACGAGATCATGAAAAACTACGTCATGAGCATTACTGACAAGCCAAAAGAAGACAAGACATTGTTACTGAACTTCTTCCGGGGAAGACTTTACGAACTTGACACTCTTTCGTCGCCAGGGAGTAAAGTTTTCCGGCGAATCGCTGAAAAGATGAAGACTGAGACTCACGAAAAAGAATAGTTTGATAGAATATACTGATCTTCCAGTTTGGAGCAGTTTATGAACCGCACAGAATCAAGTGATTACAGGGCTCGGCGTTTAGAGCTAGAAAAAAGACGTGACAAGCAAAATCTTGAGGCAAAGAAACTTAATAAGGTAAAGATTGCTCTAGGTGTCACTCTTGTCTGTATGATCCTTGCTTCAGTTTTCTTTCTTGAGAAAAGCAAAGGCCCAACAAGCAAGACACCTCAAGAGATTGCAGCTACAGTAAAAGCACCCAAACACCTGAACATTGATGGTTCCTTCAAGATTGACGGAAGTGGTTCAGTTATCACTTCACCTAAGGATGTCTATGATCCTGAGCGTGTCCGAGTACAGGTTTTCTTTGACCCAATGTGTACTAACTGTGCAATGTTTGACCGTTCAGGGATGAAGTTCTTACTGAGACTTGAGAATGGTGGATTGATTGACCTTTACTTGTCCCCTACATCCTTCCTTGATGATCGTTCTACGGACAAGTATTCTACACGGGCAGTTAACGCTATAGCTACAGTTGCAACTGAGGCGCCCGAAAGCTTCTATAAAGTTGTTTCAGCTCTTTACCTGTCAGCAAATCTTCCTGAGACTGGTAACAAGTATCAACCCATAAGTGATGAAGAACTTATTTCTCACCTGAAATCTGTCGGTGTTAATGAAAAAGTTGCTATAATGACTAAGGACCAAACATACATGGACTGGGTTGCAAAGCAAAGTACATACAACATTTCTAGAACTGACCTCTTCAACAATGATTTTGGGGCACCAGCAGTGATTGTTGGTGGTAAGATGGGTAGTGATGGTCGAGTCACTGAAGGACGCCGAGTAATCTTTACCGTAAACGAACCAGCGGAAGTCACTCTTACGAAAGTGATCCAAGAAACTAAGGAAGATCAACAATGACCGCAGACTTTTTAGAGAAATCTATTTATGAAGACAAACGTGGAAAGCATATCAAGCTTTTCGGGAAGACACCCGAGAAGCTTGCTGTTCCCGACTTTACTGTCCATGAAGTGTTCATGACACAAAACTACGCAGGCGTTCTTCGAGGTATGCACTTTCAAGTGAACCCAGCCCAGCCCAAACTACTTTCTTGTGTCACAGGTTCAGCATTGGTCAATGTTGTCTGTCTGGACCGCAAAAGCCCAGATTATCTTCTGTCAGAGCGAGTTCTTCTGAGTGGCGACTCACAAATTTTTCTCCATGTCCCCGCAGAACATGCTTTAGGTTACCTAACTTTCGAGGAAGACACTCGAATGCTATACCTTGCTGGCAGCGACTTCAATGCTGAAGGTGATGTAGGGATCGACCCATTTGACCCTGACTTAAGTCTTGATTGGGGCGGCACAAAACGTGAGTCGGTTATTCTTTCGGCTCGGGATGAAAACCTTCCCTCATTGGAGAAATATCTTGAAGGAGTAGTACAGTGAACCGTAGAAAAGTTCTTGTAACAGGCGGTAACGGCTTTATTGGGAGTAATCTTGTAAAAGCTTTACAGAAGTGTAAGGATATAGACACAATCTACGTTCTTACCCGAAAGCAAAGCACCAACTTGCATCTACCTCGAGGTTCGCGTGTACGCAGTGTTATCTATGATGGAACGATGAAGAGTCTTGATGTAGTTAAGGATGTTGACACGGTTTATCATCTTGCAGCACTGTACTCAACAAAGACCGACAGGGCAACAGTTGAAGATCTTGTCACTTCAAACATTATATTTTCCCTGAACATTATTCATTCGATTATAGAAAAGAACCCGAAGTGCAAGTTTGTTTCTACGTCAACTTTCTCTTCCTTTGACGAGAACTATAACTATGCACCGGCATCCTTCTACGCCGCAACAAAAACAGCAGTTGAGATTCTAGCGCAGACATATCCTGTAAGCACTACCTTCCTTCGACTGCCGGACACTTACGGCACCGATGATTGGCGTCCAAAAGTCCACAATCTCCTACGGGACGCAGTAAGGCATAAGGAAAAGTCTTTCACTTTTATGAAGCCTGGCGAGCAGGTCATGAACCTTATCCATGTTGAAGATGTGGTCCGTGCGTTGCTACACTCAGCAGACCTGCTCAGAGGCAATACTGTCACGAAAACAGTATACGATCTTTTCTACCCAGAAAATGCAATGGAATTAGGAGAACTCGGTGACTACCTAATCAAAGGCTCACAAACTCACCTGGTGTTCCCGCTCTTTGGTAGAATTGATCCAGTACCTCCACAAAAGCATGTTCTTCCAGAATTTGAACTGCTTCATTCACCCCATATTGATCTAGCGGAAACCCTCTTGAAGTAAGTTAAGGACTATGGCTCTCAAAAAGAAAATAACTGATAAAATTCTTGAACTTGACAATAATGCTTTCGGAGACCTTAAAATAACCAAAAGCCAAGAGACATATTTTGTCTCAGGGGAGCTTTATACTACAATTAAAGACCCCGAAAGTGTTATTCATGATGTTTTCGCAGTCGAGCTTCCCAAAGCTGTCGTCTATGTCACTCTAGCGAAATCAGCAAAAGGACTTTCAGTTACTCTAGCAGATGATGACACCGGAGAGCATGAGACTGATTGGAGTGCTTGCACTCCTTCCGTTCTTGATGAAGTGTCTACACTGTTCTACGGAGAACTACCACTTACGGCACTCAGGTCGAACCCAAAGCACAAGCTTTTGAACTTTGAAACTGTCGAAAAGGTAAAGTCTATTGTTGAAGTCCTGGGTGTAATTCAACCCATCATTGTTGATCGCAACATGGAAGTCATTGACGGGAACTTACGCTTACACGTAGCTAAAGTTCTTGAACACAAAACGGTACCTGTTTTTGTTCTTGATTGTGAGGGAGACAAGACAGCATTCCTACGGCTTGTACTAAATCGCTCTTCCGAGTTCCAACGATGGAACTACGATGATGTTGATGCTTTTGTTGACAGCATTCTTCAAGTCCAACCACTTCTTGAACCACTGGGGTTCTTCTCCAACAATATTCTCCCGACAACCTTCTTCGGTAATACTATCATCGGGTACAAGCTTGATGAGTACAATAACCAAATGAAGATGTACAGCCAAGACATTGGGCTTGCGGAATGGGCTAAGGTCATGCGAGAGCGCCGTCTCGCTGAAGAGGAAGAAAAGAAGAAGAAAGCAAAATTCAAGCCTTCATCTTCAGGTGCAGTAAGCATTTTTGATCTTGTCCCCACAGAGAAAGACATAATTAAAACTCATGACACTGGTGCGGTCATTTCCGCTCATGTTGAGGAAATGAAGGAAGTCGCCGGCGTAATCACGGACAACTATGATAAGGTTCGTAAGGCTGAAATCGAAGCAAAGGGCAAAGAATGGCAAACGTCTCGTAGGACCTCAAAGGCTCTAGCTGCAGACAAGCGCCGTGAAGCGGAGTTAATTGACGGTATTACGGAAGGGGTGGACTGATGTTAAAGTTTGTCTTCAGCACGATGAACGCTGGCAAGACCACCAGATTGCTTCAAACACTACACAGCATTAAGAACACTAAGTTCCCGCAAGGTGAACATACTGCGATTGTACTGGGTTATGCTGAAAATACTCGAGACAAGGGAATAGAGTCTCGAACTGGGTTGTCAACAGACGACTATCATACTTACAATAAAGACACCAACATCCGTACGTTTCTTGAGAGGCACCTTTTTGAAGCACCCGGAAAGGTAATTGCTGTACTTATTGATGAAGCACAATTCCTTACCCCAACACAAGTTGAAGAACTCCGTGAAGTAAGTATTGAAAGAAACATTCTTGTCGAGTGCTACGGTCTTAAGACTACCTTCACTACCCACTTGTTCCCGGGGAGCAAAAGACTCCTAGAACTTGCTGACGTAATCGAGGAGTTAGCATTGCCCTTCTGTGAGTGTGGTGGGACACATGCAAGTGTGAACGTTCGCCTTAATGATGAAGGAAGGCTTATTGTCGATGGACCTGAAATCATGATCGAGGGATCACAAAGTTCAGTCCACTACAATTCTGTTTGTCACGATTGTTTCTACATGAGATATGGAGGTAACTACAACAATGACTGATACTGAACATTTCGTAGAAACTGAATACAAGGTCTTCCACCATTTCGATAATGTAAAGGTTTTCACACCTGAAGAGATCGAACTTGCTAACAAAGAGGAAACTGATCGTAATGCCGCAGCTATGAAGCAGATTCTAGACGATGGCTTCATTGCATTCCCTATTTTTCATCGAGACACTAAAGGTGTTCTTCAAGAACTTACAGCATACCTGCCGCCTACATTTGTGCCAAGTAACAGCGAAGGCTTTCTAGAGACTCATGGAATGAACTATAACATTTACGTCCCGAGTTACAAGCGTCCAAATAGCCTGACAGCTAAGATGTTAGATGCGTTCGGTGCTAAGAACTGGTATTTAGCGATTGACCCAGACCAGTACTTGGCATACAAGGAAGTCTGGGGAACAGACAGACTTATCATCCGTGATATCCGCTTCCGCGATCCTTCGATGGTTGATCTTGGCTCAAGCCTCAAAAGACCAAACAAGATGAGCGGGACCGCTGGAATTTACAACAACCTTCTGGCTCTTTCACGTAGTTTAGGGGAGGAGAAATACTGGACTCTTGACGATGACTTCCTATCACTTGCAATGAAGGCTAGAAAGGGCGACTTTGATGTGGCTCCTGATGAAGTCTATGACAAGGACAATTACTACCGATGCTCTCGCATTAAGGAAGAATACGGGTTCAACTTTAGTAAGTTCATGCTAGGAATGGAAACAGTCGGTTCTGCTGTTCGTAATCATGGTTTTATTGGTCTTGAGAGGTTCGGTACAGTATTCTCTCTTTGTGTCAAATACAAGTGGGGTACTCGTGTTTACAGTTACTACCTGACTGATAACCGAACACAACCTACACACCGCGGATCAATGAACAATGATGTTATTGCTAGTCTTGAGCAAAGCAAGCGTCAAATGCCGCCCGCTCTGCTAGAGGTTATTAGTTATAACAGTATGCAAACACAAAGCGATGAAGGCGGGCTGTCAAGTCAGTACAAATATTTGGGCACCCTTGAAAAAGGTAAGGTGTTAGTGAAGTACGCACCTAACTTCGCTAAGATTACTGAACGCTACAGCCGAATCCACCATACAGTAGACTTTAATAGATATAACAAAATCCGAACTGTAGGAACCCCTATAAACGACTCTTTCCGTGGTTACTACAAAGCCACTGATTGATGACTCAAGGCTAAAAGAACATTATGGAAAGTCTTAAAACTATTTGGGGTGAGTTTTACTCCAGAGCTGTCGAAAGTTCAGTAACTGACTATAACACTTTCGTTATACTTGCCCTTGTTACGCTTGCTTGTTTACTTGCTTTTACTCCTATTTGGAGATTCACTGGTATTGTAGTAACAATTGTGCATGAAACAGGTCACGGTTTGGCAGCTTTGACAACTCTAGGGAAGATTCACGGTATCCGAATAAATCTTGATCACTCAGGTGACACTCACTTCTCAACCTCAAGATTCTTTATCTGGAGAATGTGGTCTACCTGGTGGGGTTATTCATTCCCCGGACTTGCAGGGTTATTCCTGGTTTGGGGTTTCACGAGCGGACGTGTAGGTCTAGCTCTCACAATTGTCTGCATAGTTGCAATCATTATTACTCTTGAAATCCGCAATCTTATAGCATTCTTTACTATAGGTCTTACATCAATGACTGTTTTCAGTCTTTGGTGGTTCGCCCCTGTTGAGATAAGTGGTGTTGTATTGTTTACTGTTGGTTGGTTTTTGATTCTCGGTGGTATCAGGTCAATCGGTTCACTTTTTAAGCATCACCTTGACGGTACGGCTGAAAACAGTGATGCGTTCGCTCTTCGCCAAGTGTCACTTCTCCCTGCTACTTTCTGGGTACTGACTTTCATGGTCTTCACATTATTCTGCGGAGCTCAAGCTTTCTATGAAACATACAGCATGCTTAAGGTTTGACAAAAGTTCACTAGTGTGATAACGTAGATGTGTCCCTGACACCTTTAATAGGATCAAACTCGTGGCAATCAAGAGTTATAGCATCGCTGTAGAAAAAGATCACGTTGAGAACGCTAATGTAGCGGATCTTTACAAGAACTGGAATCAATCCGAGATTCGAGCAGATCTTGACTCTCGGCGCACAGATCTTGTCTCGATCACAATGAACCTTACAAAAGACTTCAACAAGGCTTCAGTCATCAGAGGAAATAACGCATACCTTGGAAAGGCAGTCTACATTGTAGGCAGGCGCAAGTACAACAAAAGAGGTGCTGTAGGGACATACCACTACGAACACGTTTACTCTGCTGATACGCTAGCTGAGGTAGTAGAGCTTCTAAGGACTGACGGTTATCGAATCTTCGCAGTTGACAACCTTCCTGAGCACAACCCTACAAATATCTGGGATGTTACCTTCCCATCTAAAAGCGCTTTCGTTTACGGTGAAGAGCAAAGAGGGTTGCAGCCTGAGGAAATCGCTCTATGTGACGAGATGGTTTTCGTGCAGATGTATGGAAGCGTTCGCAGCTTGAACATTGCACAGTGTGCTGCAGTTGTTATGAACGAATACTCTCGTCAGCATCGACGCTGAACCCGGTGCTTACTAGCTTCAGACTACAGACTGTTATCCGCAGTTACTGACGTACCTTACAGCAAGCACAATTATCACAAAAACTTTCTCTATTCAAGAGACTTGTCAGCTATAGATGTTACTGGGGCGATACTCAAGCTGACAGCTATAGACTCTGTTTTAAGCAGCTCAAGAACTAGCAAGTTGTTACAATACTAATAAGTTACTAATAGACTTTATCTTATAATGCATAGAGGTGTCGCTGTGGCGCAGGTAGACCAAACTGTCCGGGCTCTTACAAAAGAAGAAAGAGAAAAGTATGCTGCGGGTGTAGTTTATGCAATCTCAGTTGTCCCATCTTTCCGTGATGTTATTGCTCTTCTAAGACCGTTTTATGACGGGACAGCCGACACTGCATACGTGGACACTTACTCAAGAGTAGGGTTAAGTCACTGGTTCCTTAATGAAATCAATACATACCAAAGAGCCTCAGTTATTCTTCACGAGGCAATGCATGTTCTTAATAACCACTTCACCAGAGGGGATGCTGTTAAAGCGCACCCAAAGATTCTAGGGATTGCAGGCGACTTCGAGATTAACTGTGGCCTTGATAGACTCCCGAGAATTGACTTGCCTGTAGCGATCTTCCCTGATCAAGATCCGTTCAACTACCCTCGCAACAAAACCCTTGAGCAGTATGTTCATCTTCTTATGAACGATATGAAAGACGAGCAACCTGAACCTGACCAAAGCTGCCCGCAGCATGGGGAGCCGTCTGATGGGGAAGGCTCCGGGGATGACCCCGAAAGCGGAGACTCAAGTGAAAGTGGTTCAGAGTCAGGCTCTTCAAGCGGTGGTTCAGAAGATTCTGAAACAGGTGAGGGTGATTCCGAGTCAGGCGATGATAAGGGGAGTGGGAAAGGTGGCCACTCTTCAGGAGAATGCACTTGCTCTCCTGGAAAGCCGGGCAAAGGCGGAAGTGTCTCGCCGTGTGACCACGCTTCCGAAGACAGGGCATCTAAGGCTGATGATGCTGGAATTGAAAGGGCAAGTGACGTAGAGCAAAGTATCGCTAAGAAGAATACTCATGTTCGTGTCATAGAAGAACTGAAAAATGGGCGACAGCGGGGTAATGAGAGTCAACACGACTTCCTAACACTTGCTCAACGGTTTATGGCACCGCCTAAAGTAAAATGGCAAACCCTTTTCCGTAGAGCTGTAGCAAAGGCTAACGATTCTGTTTCACGTGGTCGGTCAGACTATTCGTACAGAAGAGTGAATCGGAGAGCTCACGGAAGCGAGTTTATTTTCCCTGGTATGATCCAATACACACCTACCGTGATGCTTGGAATTGACTCATCAGGAAGTATGGGTAGTGGTGACTACAACCTTGCACTGAATGAAACTGAAGGCATCCTTAAGGCGGCAGGAAAGGGTAAAGAGGCTCTCAAGATGTTCTTTATTGACGCTAAGGTCGGGACAATTCAGCCCTGTAAGACTGTTAAAGATTTGAAGCTTACTGGCGGTGGTGGTACAGACATGTCTGTGGGTGTTGATTATGTGAACAAGCTTTCTAGACGTGAAAAGCCAGACATTTTCGTGCTTATAACTGACGGTGGCACAAATTGGGTATCCTACGAGCAGCGCATTAAAGAAAGCCGTAAGTCTTACTTGCATATCCTACTAGTTACCCAAAAGTATGCTTTCGACCAGATCCCTGAGGTGCTGCGCCGCCAAGTCACAGCAATTGATATCTCGGGCGATATGTGAGTCAAGACCTACCGTAAGTAGGCGCAATCACCAAGCCCGTCTTAACACAATAAAGCATTGTCTCTTATGGAAGATTAAAGAAACTTACCTTAATCTCAACCTCAGGAATGTGCATTATCTTGGTAAGATAAAGGCACTAAATCTCACACGTAAGTAGGGTAAAAATGGCAAAGTCAACTGTAGCAAGCAACAAGCTTAAGGCGTTTGATGACGCACTAGCGATTCTTAACAAGAGCTTCAAGTCTCAACAAGGCACCTTGATCGCTAAGTTAAGTGACCGCCCTCTAGATGTAGAGACGATCTCTACAGGCAGTGTTGTGCTTGACAGTATTTCAAGTGGTGGGTTCCCTAAGGGACGTGTCATCGAAGTGTTCGGAGCTGAGGCTTCCGGTAAGACCTCGATGGCATTGACCGCTGCTGGAAACGTACAGCGAGAGGGCGGCACTGTAGCTTTCATCGACCTCGAGAACGCTCTTGATCCCAAGTATGCTGCCAAGCTTGGTGTCAACATTTCCGAACTAGCAGTTGCACAGCCTGACTATGCCGAGCAGGCACTAGAGCTTGTTGAGCAACTTGCCGGCAGCGGTGTTGTTGATCTCATCATTGTTGACTCGGTCGCAGCGCTTGTACCCAAGATCGAACTTGAGGGAGAACTCGAACAACAGAACATGGCTGTAGTCGCCCGCCTTATGTCTCGTGCTCTCAAGAAGCTTGTTGGAACTGCTAACCGCACCAAGACTACTGTCGTCTTCATCAACCAGACCCGTGAAAAGGTCGGCTTTGTCATGGGTGACCCTACCGTCACTACCGGTGGTAAGGCTCTCAAGTTCTATGCCTCTCAGAGGATCCGTGTTACCCGTCTTTCGCAGCAGGTGAAGGACGGCAATACCGTGATCGGAAGCCAGGTAAAGATCAAGGTAATGAAGAACAAGATTGGACCTCCGTTCGGTGAAGGTATCACCATTCTTACCTATAATAAGGGTATCAATCGTGCCGCCGAAATGATTGAGGTAGGTCCCGACTATGGCGTAATCCTCAAGCCGAACAATCGTACTTATATTGACCCCCTTACCGAAGAGGTGCTCGGAAAGAGCAAGGCTGATGCACTAAAGGCACTTGAGGCAAACCCTGAAATGCTTGCACGCTTTGAGGTCGATCTTAAGAAACGTATCACTGATGATATGTTCAAGGAGACTTCAAGCACAATCGGCGACGAAGAGGACCTCGAGGATGGCCCAGCTGAGCCTGAGGACGTATAAAACTTACCGTTAAGGTTTAGGAACGAAGAAGACTCCAGTTCTTTTCACCCAGACAATGTTGTAAGATTTTTGGTTATTCTCGCAATGAGAAAACCTGGAAACAACCGTCTGAGTAAAAAGGCTGGAGTCTTTTTCTTTTGCTCTTCAGAAAGAGCTTCGCCCACCATTATTGCATACTCTTTAACAGATCATTTAACTTGCATGGTGAATAACCAAAAGTTAGGTCTTAAGGAACGCCTCTTTTGAAAGTGTAAACCGAATCTTTCCAGCATCGTATATTTTTTCGATACCGTTCTTTGCTGCTAATTGGCTTTCAGTCAGACCTTCAATAAAAATGAGATCCGGATCTGTAGCGAAGCGCTTTAACCTATAACCAAATTTGTGCTTTCGCCCGTCTTTCAAAATGTAAGTATAGTCTGGGTACAAAAACCCGTTTTCAACCCAGCCTGTTTTTCGGTACAAGTCACCATAACTAAACGAAAGATCAGCGAATGTTGTTATTTCTTTAAACTCGTGGTTCTTTATAAAGTGTTTTAACAGCTTTGAATGACCACCTATAACAGTCTTGTTGGTTGCATATCTTGTAAGAACATAACAGTCTTTTCTTGAAGAATCCTTACGGAAAAGAGCGCAAGCAACAAGTTCTCCGTCATTACTGTAAAGACCAAGTTTAACAGTGCTCGAACTGTATCCTTGTATGTGATTAGCATTTAAGAATTTCTTTGCCTCATTAACAGCTAAAGGCTTAACAGTTGTCTTTCTTGCAAAAACTCTTGGACCTGAAGAGGCCCCTAAAACAGACTTTATATGGTTTTTAACAATGTCCTGTCTGTTTTCCCAGTCGTCACTCCAAATATGCAAAAGCCGGACACCTTGCTCTATGCATTTTAAGGTCTTCTCAAGATGGTGGTTTTTCCCAACTTTGCTAAATGAATGCCAATAAAGACCATTAAATTCGATTGCAACATTTATTTCTGGTAAGAATATGTCAAGTTCTTTACCTGCGAGAACTACTCGGTCGTTAAAGATTACAGGCCCAGAGTAAATTGATTTAAGGAACAAGCCTAATTCTTTTTCTTGTGAAGAAATTCTTGCAAATGAGCATTTTGGACAACCGCCACCGCTTAAATGATGCATGGGAGTTTGTTGAAAGTCACCATGCTTTTTGCAAGTTATTAAAACTTTTTCCGAATTAGTCTTTCCGTACTTCACCTTGTCGTAAGTATATGAATTTTGATGTGCAGCTTTTGCTTTCTGAATAAAACTGTCTGTTCCTAATCGTAATTGACTAGCTCTATTCTCAATACCGCACTTTTCGCAACCCTTTGTTGTTATATGGTCATTTGGGGTTTGGGTGAAGTTACCATGAACTGGGCACTTGATCTTAATTGGTACCTTGCTGCTCTTATAGACTACTTCTGAATAGTCATATTTGTTTTGATGAAGCATATTTGCTTTAAAGACGAAGTCCTCAGTAGAACGAGGTCTTATCTTGCCTCGAGCGGTTATTTTGCACTTTGGACAGCCAGCACCTTTTAAGTGTTTTGCTGGTGTTGTATCAAAGAGACCATGTGTTAGGCAGTTAACCCTAATAGGGTTATTCTTTGTTGTAAATGTTGATTGGTCATAACCATAATCAGTCCCCCACTTTTTGATAGCAGCTTTTTTGAAGTCTTTAAAGCTGTTAAAGACTGCATTGTTGAGCTTTTCACAGTCTGGACAACCTATACCTCGAAGGTGGTAAGCAGGTGTAGATTGGAATTCACCGTGAGAGGGACACTTAATAGAAATCTTGGTTTTTGCATTGATGAAAACTGAAGAGCTGTAGTCGTATAACCCTGAGTATAGCTCGCTGGCACGCTTAATGAATTCTTCTTTTGTTATTGACTGTTTAAGTTGGCGGGCTTCTAAGCTACACTGTGGACACCCTTGCCCTCGACCGTGCGCTGCAGCACTTTGTAAGAAGACTCCGTGTTGATGGCAAATGATAGAGAGTTTTTGGTCACTTTTGGCTATAGATGTCACCCGAGAATAATCATACTCTCCATGGGTCTTTGTGAATTTTTCAATCCAGTCTTCCTTAGATCGCGGTTTCCGTGCCATAGAATCAAATATCAGTAAGAGAACTCGTCAAGGAAAAGCTCGTGGTTGGACTGTGGTGACGTAGGTGGAAAGGGTTTATTCAAGTTTTGACTGGAAAACCATAGGCAAAGAGATGTAAGATATGATAAGATAAGACTATAAGGGTTTTCATTCTTACTAGACTACCTTACAAGGGAAAGACCATGAGCCTTGATACCGCAACAAAAATTACGATGTCAGCTATGGAAGCGGCAGTAAAAGCGAGAGTTCCTGTGATGCTAGTTGGCTCACCAGGTACTGGAAAGTCAGCAACTGTTAAAAGCCTTGCAAACTCAACAGGTTATGAACTTATTACTCTTGTAGGCTCCCAGGCTGATCCAAGTGACATCATGGGCCTCCCTAAGGGTGAAAAGATTCTGGATGATGATGAAGGCAACCCTATTTACGGTACCACCTATTTAAGCCCTTGGTGGCAAGTTCGCATTCTGAAGAACAAGAAGGTAATCTTGTTTCTTGACGAATTCAGCAATACGCCTCCAGCAACTCGAGCCTCCTTCCTTGTCATGCTTCAAGAGCGTGAGTTCCCCAATGGTACAACAATGCCCAAGGAAACGATTGTTATTGGAGCAATGAACGCTTCTGATCAAGCTGCTGACGGGTACAGTCTTGACCTCCCTACTACTAACCGTATTTTCTTTATTCCGTGGAATCCGAGCATGGAGTCTTGGTGTAAGGGAATGCTTGATGCGTGGGGTCGAAAAGTAACTGATGAGGAAAAGACTTGGCGTGGAAAAATTGTCCGCTTTATTCGTGAGAATCCTACTTGGTTGCATCATGAGCCCAGCGAGGTTTCTACAAATGAAGCCTATGGTGTCAACATTAATGATGTAAACCAGATGGAAGTCTTGCGTTCAGCGTGGGCTTCTCGCCGTTCCTGGGATAATCTTGCTAAAGTACTTGCTAATACTGGTCCTGACATTTCGATCCAAGACATGATTATTCAGGGCCTTGTTGGCTTCAGTGCCGCTGCAGCGTTCCGTGACTGGCTCCGCCGTAATGATGTGATTGATCCTCGTGCTGTGCTTGATGACCCTGAGGGTTTCGACTGGACTACGATGTCAATTGATGACAGCAACCTTGTCCTGCGAGCAGTCTTGGATATGATTGACGATGAGACTTCAGCAAAGGCAATCAAGCTTTTCACTGTACTTGCAGATGCTGACCGTGCTGATCTTGGTGGACCATTTATCGAGCCGCTTTTCCGAAAGCTTATCAGCAAGGACCTTTCTCCAGCCGTAATTGCCGAGAACAGGAAGCTTGCTGCTTCTCTAGCAAAGAGGTACCTGAGTATCTCTAAGGCTGAACGATAATCGCTTGTCCAGTCAAGTACTATTAGTTCATAATGCCGAATCTCGGTATGATAACTTCACTGAAATACTTTTAGGAGTTAAACGTGGCTAAAGAAAAGCCTAATGCCAAGCGTGAGCTTTACGAAATGGTACAACGCCGTATTGTCGCTGCGCTTCTTCATGATCCTGAAATGACTTCCCGTGTTCTCGAGCTTATTGGCGAGGAAGACATTGAGGAGCCAAAATACGCTCTGGTTTTCCAGTCTATTGCTAATCTTTCACGATCAGGCGAAACAATCTCCCATCTTTCAGTGGCTGAAGCGTTGCAAACGCAGGGTGTGCTCTTTGAAGTGGGTGGACCTGCCGAGCTTTATAGTCTTTCAATCGAGGGCGAGCAGTATTTGCAAGAAGCCTCACCTGTTGTATATGCTCGTATTATTAAGGAATCAAGCGCCAAAGCAAAGATTAGCAGAGCTCTTAGTGAAGCATCTGTTGACTTCACGGATGGTTCAGGGGTTCAAGCCGTAGAAGCTGTTACGAATATTCAAAGTATTCTTAATGACACCCTTCTTCGTCTAAGTGACTCATCGACTACAACAAAAATGCAGGATGACTTTGAGAATTATCAAGAGTTACTTGAAGAGCGCAAGCGTGTAAGTGAGGAAAATGCTGTAAATGCTGGCGGTCTTCAAGGGATCCCCTCATTACTTCCTACTCTTAATCATTATACTACCGGTTGGCTTAGTGGTCAGATGATTACTGTTGGAGCTAAGACTGGTGTTGGTAAGTCGATTTTTGCTATTAACTGCGCTGTTGCTGCAGCGCAAGCGAACAGTACTGTCATGTTCTTCTCTATTGAGATGAGCAAGACTCAGATTCAGGATAGAATTATTTCTTCAAGTACTGGGATCACTCTGAACAAGCTTAAGCAGGGCGGGTTGTCCAACGACGATCAAATGATTTTTGATTCTGCAGTAGAGGAAATGAAGAATATGAGGATCATCGTAGATGTTGAGCCTCGTATCACTGTAGATATGATTAGGTCGAGAGCGTTGCGCCAAGCGCAGTCTCAAGAGGGGCTTGATCTTATCATCATCGACTATCTGCAACTTATTACCCCTGCCGGGCGTTTTAACAGTCGCCAAGAGGCAATCGCAGACATTTCCCGTAACATAAAGCTTTTAGCAAAACAGCTTGAGATCCCTATTATTGTTCTTGTACAGTTGAACCGTAACAACAATGAGGATGAAAATGCCCTTCCCGTTCTTGACCAGATTCGTGAATCAGGCGCTATTGGTCAAGACTCAGATATTGTTATTCTCTTGCATCGTGACAAGTCACTTGATGACACTATCCCCCACACTCTTGTGCTCCTTGCAAAGAATCGTGACGGTGAAGCGCAAAAGACTATTAGATGTCACTCAAGTCTTGAGTGTTCGATCTTCCGTGAAGTAACGAGCGTTAAGTCCCTTGAGGCTAATGAAAGTCTCACTGAGGACGAACAGGATGTATTTGCTGATGATCTTGATTTGGATGAATTCGAGACCGACTTACTAGACTTCGAGCAGGAACTTTGAAGAAAACAAGTAAACCACCTGTAAAAAAGACATCTGCAAAGCGTGACCCTCTACTTAAAGGTGCTGAACCTCTCCCCTTCGATAACCTGTCTAAGGAAGAGGTGGTAAGCCTCACGGACTCTCAGAAAGTGGACAAGTTCCTTTCACGCTGGATGGAGCTTATCCGCCCCATGACAAAGTACAAGCGCTTTTTCGAGGCCTCGGAAAACGAACACGGTCATAACCTTAGACTTGTTAAGAACATGTTTAAGCATTTTTGCATTGACGGTGACTGGAGCGAGAGAAAGTTTGTAATATGTCTTGATGGAGTTCTTCTTTCCAAACCTGCGATTTCTGTGAAAGCGCTTGAGGCAAGCGAAAAGCTTTACATGACTGAAAATTTACCAATGCAGCTTTTTGAGAAGCAGCAACGACGAAGGGGTCGGAGAATATGACTGACAAACTTTTCTCAACCACAGAGGCGGATGAGTTTAACCTCGTTCGGCACAACAAGACAGACTTTGCTAACTTTCGAAAGTTTCAAGACAAGATTGACGCTCGTTACGAGAAAATTGAAGCGGCTCGCACAGAGAGGGAGTGCACTGCGAACGTCCGTAAATGGGATAGTCAACTCCCACCCCGCTGGGCAGGTGCTGACTTAGCCAAGATCAAAAATGAAGCTGCAGCAACAGCCGAAAGAATGATAGCGAATGATGGGTTCACAAGCTTCTTTATCCGAGGCGGGTCTGGAGTAGGGAAAACCTATTTGTCATATGCTATTGTGCGACGGTTTATTTCCTTAGGCTTTGTCACGCCATCCCAAGTGAAAGTGATTACTGAGGAAAGCATTTTAGCTACCGCTAAGAACGGGTATCAGGGTCATAATCTTTTCGTAAAATTAATGGACCCAATTTTTAAGATCTATATCTTCGAGAATGTTGGCACAAGGAACAGTTACAATGATCGTGAAGCACCGCTTTGGGACCAGCTCATGGAGCATGTCTACACGAACAGCCTGGCAGCAATCTTTACAAGCACTGGGTCTGCAAGGATTTTTTCTGAAAAGCTTTCAACCCAAACCAGCACAAAGTTTGGTACACTAGTAAGTGGTAAAATTATCACAATGAAATCGGCAAATCCTTCTATTCAGCTTGATGATCTAACAGATGAAGAGCTTGAGGAAGAAGGAATAATGTCAAAGCTCAACGGAAACGTAGGATTATTCGATGACCACTAAAAAACTACAAACCTTCTATCAGGGTAAGAAAGTTCTAGTAACAGGCATTCACGGCTTCAAGGGTTGCTGGCTTGCTCTGCTTCTTAAGGAACTAGGCGCTGAAGTCGTTGGGGTTGGACTTAAAGCTGAAGACAACTTACTGTTTGATATCCTTGATTTTGACGAACTCGGGATCAAGTCAACTGTGCTTGACATTAGAGACCCGAAGTTCATTGCTTTCGTGACCGAAGTAAACGCTGACGTTGTGTTTCACTTGGCTGCACAACCTATTGTGAGTGTTGGGTACAGTGACCCATATCTTACTTACTCAACAAATGTCATGGGTACTGTAAACTTGCTCGAGGGTATTAGGCTGCAGTTGAGCTTCTGCAGTGTAGTAAATGTCACTACAGACAAAGTCTACATGGACGCTAATAAATCTGAACCGTATGTCGAAACTGACACACTCATGGGTCTTGATCCTTACAGCTCAAGTAAGTCATGTTCAGAACTTGTGACTTTCTCGTATGTGAAATCATACTTTCAACAAGAGGGCCACAAGATCGTCTCGACTTGTAGGGCGGGAAACGTTATCGGCGGCGGAGATTTCTCTCTTGACCGTATTATTCCCGATATGGCACGTGCTCTTAAAGCAGGCGCTTTTGTCAGAATCCGCAACTATGACAGTACAAGACCTTATCAGCATGTCCTTGACGCAGTCTATGGGTATGCGCTTCTTGGTTGCGTTCAGTACTCGGAGCCTAACACTGCCGGCTCTTACAACATTGGTCCAGACACGGAAACAATCTTGCAGACTCGTGATCTTGTTGGCTTCTTTCAAGAGAAGGCGCCCCTTAAAGTGATTGATGAGAGTGCTGCTAGTTCTTTCCATGAGACTAAGTTCCTTACTCTTGATAGCAGTAAGTTCCGAACCACTTTTGGTTGGAGGCCCACTTGGGGTAACAAAAATGCAATGCTTGAGCGTACTTTTTCGTGGTATGATGAATGGATGGAAGGCTCAAACATGCGGGCTTACACACAACGCCAAGTAAGGGAGTTTCTTGATGACTGAGCGTAAGATTAACAAGGTTGTGATTTTTGCAGGTGGGCGTGGAACACGACTTGCTGAGCAGACTAAAGTGACACCTAAGCCGCTTGTCCAGATTGGGCCTGATCCAGTCCTAATCCATATCATGCGAGCTTTCTACCGTCACGGTTACCGAGAGTTCATCATTGCTGTAGGTTACATGTCTGAAGAATTCAAGAAGTACTTCCAGAACTATGCCTTTGCTAAGAGGGATGTGACATTCACAAAGTCCGGTCATCAGATTTCTGACTCTGATGATGCTGAAGATTGGATCGTCCGTGTTGTAGAAACAGGACTTGACTCCACTACAGGGCAGCGCTTGAATGCCGTTAAGAAGTACATTGCCGAAGGTGAACCGTTCTTCCTTACTTATGGTGACAGTGTCTCAGATGTTCCAATCCCAGAAATCGAGAAGTCACATCTTGAAAACCCTAACCATGTTGTAACAGTGACTGCTGTTGACAAGGGTGAAAGGTTTGGTGTACTGCAAGTCACTGATGGAAAGATTACAGGTTTCAGTGAAAAGTCGTCTTCCAAGAAGCAACTTATCAATGGCGGGTTCATCGCTTGCGATTACACTTTGTTTGATGAGGTGAACGAGAACTCTGGCGACCTAAGCTTTGAAACTCTTACTAACCTTGCTAATGAAGGTAGAATGAACCTCTACTACCATGACGGCTTTTGGCATGCTATGGATACTCAAAAAGACGTTGATGATCTTAATAAGATCTACAGCCAAAGCCCTGAACTTTTCGGTTACTGATTAAACACACCCTCTATCCTGAGAAACCTCTCATGCGAAAAGCTATAAAAAAGACTCTGCCCATGCAAGTCCTCCTCAGCAGTGACGGGCTTCAAACAGAAGTGAAGGACAATAAGCGCCCAAAGCTTAAGAAAGTCTCTTCAAGTATCACTGTTCTGGCTATTGGCTGTATCATGGGAATGGTAGGGTTAATTTTCCCAATGATCGGCCTTTCGGGCGCTGCAATGGTTAGTGAGCCTTTCGCTGAGGCTTGGAAGGCTATCCCCTCAGAACTTGAAGACATTGCAATCGCTGAACGCACAGTCTTTTATGACAAGACCGGGGCACCTTTTGCTGAGCTATGGGACGAGAACCGTATTGAACTTGAAACTCTGGATGAGATCAATTCTCACTCTAAAGAAGCGCTCATAAACACAGAGGATAAGCGTTTCTACGAGCATAACGGCTTTGATTTTCTTGGAACACTTCGTGCCGCTGCAACAAGACACGGCGGCGGGTCAGGTATTACTCAACAGTTAATCAAGAACCTCTTGTTCTATAATCTCTTGGGTAAAGAAGGAAGTAAAGAATCTGCAACAGAACAGACTCTTGACCGGAAATTGCAAGAACTTAAGCTTGCGATGGAATACGAGAAGAAATACACGAAAGACGAAATCCTTCTTAAGTACTTCAACACTGTTTCTTTTGGCTCCCCTACAGTATACGGGATCGAGACCGCAAGTCGTTACTTCTTTAATAAACCCGCCAAAGATCTTACTCTTGCCGAGTCAACCGCACTTGTTGGAACGGCACAGAACCCTGTTAAGTATAACATGAAAAACCCTGAAGCAAAACCTTTTTGGACTAAACGGCAAAAGCAAGTCCTTGACCGCATGGTCGCTGAGAAAACTATCACGCAAGCCGAAGCGGAAAAAGCAAAGAACACTGAGCTTGTTTTCTCTATCCAAGAGTCAAGCACTGGAAACTGCCACAGCAGCAAGTACCCTATGTACTGTGAGTACACACTTGAGTATCTTTCGAAAAGTCCAAGGTTAGGGGAAACACAAGAAGAGCGTGATACCATCATTGCTCGTGGTGGACTTCAAGTCACTACACATCTTGACCCAGTAGCACTTGAAACTGCAGAGCGCATCTTGAAAGAAGGTTACGGTACTACGAACAGGATTGTTGCGCCTACAGCGATTGTTGAGCCAGGCACAGGCGGAGTGCTAGCAATTGCCCAAAACAGAGATTGGGGGGTGGGCGAAGGTCGAACAGAACTTATCGCCCCAAACATCCCTTCTGGTGAAGGTTCAACTTACAAGATCTTTACCCTAGCTGCTGCATTAAATGAGGGGAAGACTGAAGAGGACCTAACTTTCGGTTCAGAATGCCCTCTCCAGCCCGGGCCTGACTATGATTCACCGCCCGGAGGCTTCAAGAACTCGAATTCTTGTGGCTTGCAGGGTGGGGTACTTGATTACAAGCAAGCAACTGCTTTCTCGTCAAACACTTGGTACATAACACTTGAGATGGACATTGGTGTTGAGGCGGTAAAAGAGTTCAGTCGGTCAGTCGGACTTTCAGCCCCTGATTACATGGGACCTCGGAGCCTTGCATACACTCTTGGTGTTGTAGGTAACTCACCGATTAATCTGGCAGCTGCTACTGCTACATTTGCTAACAAGGGAGTCTACTGTCCTGCTACCCCTGTTGTAAAAATTTCTTACAGTGACGGTAGCGTTCCGGCAATTCCTGATACCTATAACCCAGAACTTGATTCATGCCGAGCCGTAATGAGCCCACATAATGCTGGAGTTGTTTTGAAAGCAATGCGAGCGAACGTTTCCGGTGAGGTGCCAGGCGCTTTCGGACTTGCTGGAAACATCGCTGGTCACGACAGTGGTGGTAAGTCAGGTACCAACCAGGAGCAAAACGTTGCTTGGATTCATATTACGGGAAGATATTCAGTCTTCACAAACACTTATGACATGGATCGCCCTGCTAACGGAGTGAACGGTGTTTGGTTCAGGGGTTACTCTCGTCGTTGGAGTGATAACACTGCACGGCAATCTGCCTCTGACATTCTTCGTGAGCTTCTTGCTGGAAAGCCTAATGCGCCCCTGGCTTTTGATGAAACTGACACAACTTTTGATAAGACCCCTCTGAACGAGAGCGACTTCTTTACAGTACCTTCTGTTGCGGGTCTTCCACCTGAACAAGCGGTAAGTATTCTTCAGAGTGTAGGTATAATCACTAATGTGAGCAAGGAATTCAAGCCTTTGCCAGCCGGTTATTCTCAAGGTGTCGTTGTTCAGCAGTCGATAGCGGCTGGTGAAAAGCTCGCTAAGGGAACCAAGAAAGAAATCATACTATTCCTAGGAAAGTAATAACATGACAGAAACCACACAAACTGACGCTAAGAGAACGCCACGCAAGCGTGTCACAGCGAAGCCTGTGCCTGCGGTCAAGCCCGAGCCTGAAGTGGTAGAGCCTGTAACCCTCGACATTGACAATGAAGAACCAGCTGTGGTTGAAAGCGTTTCTCATAACGAAACCCCTCTTACTCCCGACACTCTCGAGCCTTCGAGTGCCGCCCCCGATGTCGAAGACATCCCCTTCTAGAATAAACTGATTGGAATCTATTATGAAGCTAGTACTTGACAGCAAATCTTTCATCGAGGCGATCTCGTGGGCAAGCAAGAACTATGACTCGAAAGACACAACCGCCTATATCGCAATGAAGGTGACTAAGAATGGGACAGGTTATCTTTTCCACTCTAACGCTATGTCATATCTGAAAAGCCCCTTCACTGTGAACAGCATCGCCTTTGACTCAGGCGAGGATTCAGATTCTGGTCTGACTCTTGCGCTTGCGGGTGACTACCTACAAGCCCTTGCTACCGCCCTGAAGTCAAACCCGGGTGTAATCACCATCTCGAAGGATCTCACGAACAAGAATTCTCCACTGGACGTAAAGACTTCAAACGGTAAGTTCAAGGTCCCGATCTTGGATGTTCGGATTGCCACTGAGCCTTCGATCATTGAGCTAGGTGAAGTCGATGATCGAGAGTACTTTGACTCGCTCCAGCGCCTTTCAAAGCTTTGTGATCCGGCAAATGCTGGCTTTATGCCCGCCCTTGGGTCTGTTGACATCAAGCTTGACAACGAGAACAAGTCCGTAACAATGATGGCGACTGACCGTTACGCTCTTGGTGAGATTTCGCTTGATCTTCATCCGCATTCGGCTCTTCAGGAGTACATCGAGAATCGTGATGGAGTTCACCTTTTGCTTCCGTTCGAGACTGCGACTCTTATTTCACCGTCTAAGGGGCTTACGTCATCCACGACACTTGTTCATGAGCCTAAGGGTGATAAGTTTGGATACCTCTTCAGTGACTCTCGGGTAGCAGTATTCTCACTGAAGGACGCCGAACCTATCGCTTATCTTCGACTGAAGGAAAATGCAACCTCTGACCTTTCGAGAGAAATGACACTTTCGACTGATGACTTCAAGAAGGCACTACAAACTGTCTCAAGTCTTGCTTGGGAAGAGAACGAAATCTACTTGAGCCTGTCGGAAGACGGTCTAGTTGTTCATGACGTTCACCGAAACAACGAGATTGCTGTTGATGCTGAGGATGTCAACGTTGACGAAACTCGATCCTCTCCATTCATTCGCTCTGTCATCATGGAGGCATTCGCCCCTATCAGCACCTCAAAGGTCATCCTTTCATGGGGTGATGAGTCTAGGACCTATGTTCTTACACCACTGCTTGATGATGGTACAAAGCTTGAAAGCACATTCGTCTTCTTCATCGAGCTAGTATAAGACAAATGCTTCTGACTCTATTCCTTATGTTTGATCTAGCTTTCTACGGGTTTGCTGTATCAAAACCTCCGGAATGGGCAAATAAGCTGAAAGTTAGCTGGCGAAAGGTGAATGCCCTTTCGCTGCTTTCAGCGTGCGCTGTCACAATCCTTACTGCAGTACTTTGTAGACGGTTACCTTTGCTTCCCGCAGCGGCAGCAATTTTGTCAACAAGTGTTGTTACTTACTGTCTTACACAGAGTGTGTTTACAGACTTTACGTTACATCTTGTTGACCGGCAATCACTTTATGCAGCAGCGATAGTGACATTTCCGTTGCATCTTGCGACTGCTATCAGGTATGACAATGAGTTACTATACGCACCTTGGGCAATAGTCATTATAGGGTTTGGTGCACTAGTGTTCATGCCTGGAATTGTCGGGCCAAGTGACGGTCGAGCTCTTTTACTTGTTTCTGTTTCGACGTACCCTATCATAGAGAGCCAATTCATTCAAGCCTTTGCTTTCTTCATTGGTTCAGCTTTAGTGTATATCTTACTGCGAGCATTGTATATTTCGTGCAGAGAGAAGAAGCTACGAACCCTAAAAAGAGAGCTAAGTGGTAAAAAGCAACACCCTATGGTTCCGTTCATCTTGATGCCTTTCTTGCTAGTGACTATTTTCAGTTTGTAAGAAGAATGCTCGATACAATAACTAATGAGCTTATATGTGTTTCTTCAACGCCATAGTGATATTTCTCTGTATAAGTAAAACGAAAAGGTGTGTACTTTGACTGACATTCTTGATTCCCTTGAAGAGCTTGATGCCGAGCTTGATTTTGATGATGCCGACTTCGAGAGTGAGGTTGAGCATATCACAGGCGTTCTAGTTGATGAAACTGACGTAATGAACGTAGAAGAAGCAACCGAAATCACGAATGCAATTCGTTCGACAGCGATGGCAACCTATGTCTTACTTTCCGAAGCTCATCGACGTGACGCTCACCGAGCGTTAGGTTATTCCACCTGGGCAGACTATGTCCGGGAAGAGTTTGATATGTCAGCACAAAGAAGCTATCAGCTACTTGACCTAAGTCGAGCAGTTGAAATGCTTGAAAGTGCTGTTCCTGATGGAGTGGAAATTAGACTTACCGAAGCTCAAGCTCGAGACATTAAGCGTGAGCTCCCACGCATTACTGAACAGATTGAAGAGAGCACGAAGGACTTGTCTCCTGAGGATGCTCAAGATGTTGTTGACGGTCTTATTGACGAAATGCGTGAACAGAAAAAGCTTGAGAAGAAAGCTGAACAAGAAAAGGCTGAAGCTGATGCTGATGCTGAAGATGAGGAATACCAGAAGGGGCTCGAAGCAGCTGCTGACGCACTTCTGGATGCTGACCGTCCCGAAGGCATGACAGACATTGCTGATGACGGTCTTATCGAGATGGACATTGATGGTGACGACGCTCTGTCACCTGAGGATACTATGAGTCTCTATAACTTCTTCAATGTTCTTACCTCTGTTTCAACCCTCCCCACCCCTGACGAGTTCATTGAGATTGTCCCTCAGTCTCGTGTAGAGGAAATCAATGACCAGCTTATTGAGGTCACAGGATGGCTGAATAGGTTCCAAACTCTTTGGGAGCTTCGAGAAGGCTGAACACAGTTATTGGTAGAATAAATTAGAATTTAGCCCACCTCATTCTAAGCAGGTAAACATGGCACTAAACGACTATCTCACTTCTCTTGCAGACGCAGAGGTGACTCCAAAGTCTCCGACTATTGATCCCCGGTCTACGTCAAAAGTCTTAAACGAATCTACGGACTTCTATGCTTCTATCAAGTCAGACCCGCTCATCTGGAGTGACGTTCCAGGCTCAGTGATCGGAATGATTGATGAACTAGCCGCTTGCGTTCTTGATAACGAGTCAAACAAAACAATAATTACCGGACATCCAAAATCCGGAAAGAGTTTTATCATTGAGCAGTTTGCGTACAACATCACAGGATACCTAAAGAACTCTCAACTTGAAGAACTCCATTTCGTTAGGGTAAGTGAGAGTACTGTAATTGAACTCGCTGACCCTAAGGGTCTTCGTGCATTTTGCAAGCAAGTTTGTAAAGACCTTGGATCACCTGAAGAGAACGTTTGTTTTGTAACAGAGATTTTTGAGATCGGGATGGGCATTGCAACACTAATGCCTAAGGCGCGAGTCATTCTTGAAATGAACCGAGACATTCACTTCTCTTTCATTCAGAACACTCAGCGTTCCAGCTCTAAGAGTTGGAGGGACTGGAATACCGTTGATGTTAGTAAGCCTGCTCACCACATCGAGCGCATTGCCCCCATTCTCTGGTGCACAATTGTCCAGAGACTTAACAAGTCAAACAGAAATGTCAGCTTTGTCTATGATGACATCGTGGACTACGTTATACAGGTTTGCGAAGCTGTTGAGGGTCTAGTAGACGAAAATGAACTGTCTGTCGTCCCCATTGGCGTTTGGGCAACGGGTCTGCGACTCTATGCAAACAAACTTTCTTACACAACTGATCCTGACTTCATGAAGGACAATGGAACTCTTGATGAGTTTCTTGTCATGGAGACATCTATTGAAGAAAACACTAATCTGTTCCTGCCTTACAGCGAGAATGGAAATATTGGAAAAACGGGAGTCCCTGAAACAATATTCTCTGTATTGTCCTCCGAGGGTTTTTTCAGTGTAGGCGCCGACTCTGATACTGCGAAACAACAACCTGTAGAGCCATTCCCGTTTGACCGAATTAATGAACTTGAAGCTTCCCTGAAATCTGAAGTCATCGGTCAAGATGAAGCTGTCGAGACCCTAGTAAGAGGACTCCGTGTAGCTTCTGCCGGTCTAAATGACCCAACAAAGCCTGTTCGGTCACTTCTGTTCCTTGGACCTACAGGAGTTGGTAAGACTCAGCTAGCAATTTCTCTTGCTAACAACGTCAGTAAAACACCGCTCCCTGTTGTGCGAATTGACATGAGTGAATACCAGCAATCGCATGAGGTCGCAAAGCTGTTTGGTGCGCCTCCGGGTTATGTTGGTTACGAGGGTGGCGGAACACTAACTTCAGCTGTTATGAAGAACCCAAACTCAATTATTCTTATTGACGAGGTTGAGAAGGCCCACCCAAAGATCTGGGACTCGTTCCTTCAGGTGCTTGATGCTGGTCATATGACTGATGGGCGTGGTGTGGAAGTTGACTTCACACAGTCTGTAATCATCTTTACAAGCAACATTGGAGCTTCTATGATTACTCGCACCACAATGGGGTTTGCTAATCTCAGTAAGTTTCAAGATCGTAAGAGATCAAACGTTGCAATCATGCAGAGTGAACTTGAGAAGGTCTTCCGACCAGAGATGATTAACCGCATGGATGAAATCGTATACTTTGACGAACTCGCTGTAGACGTTCTTGTTCGTATCGTAAAGCGTGAGTTTGAGATTATCAATGAAAGATTCAAGGCTCGAGGCTTCGAGCTTGATGCAACCACTGACGTTGAGCAGTACATTCTTGAACGAGCTGATGTAAGTAAGTACGGCGCTCGAGAACTCCAGCGCATCATCCATCGTAACATTTCTAGCATACTCGCTGAGTACGTTCTCACTAATCCAACAACCAAGGCAGTAACACTTAGTGTTGCTGATAATGGAATAGTCGCAAACGGTGACTAAACATTTATGAAAGAAGTATAACAATGGCTGAAGACGATTTCCATCTCGATAATGAAGGCACCGGTTTTGCGCTGGATGATGAAGACTTTGACAAGATCTTTGAGAAGGCTAACGAAGCAGCCACCGAGGATGAGGACACTAACAAACTCTTCAGTGGTGAAAGCACCCCTCCTGTGAATCAGGGCGTCCAAGCCCAACCTGAAAGTCAAGACTCTCAAGAACAAATCAACTCATCTGTTCTTGAGGAAATGCTGAACCCGCCTGTTCAGGAAACGGAACCCGCAACAGTTATTGAGTCGGCAACGGTGGACCCAGAGGTCAAACAAGAAGTTACACCACCTACAGAAATGACCCTTCCAACAGCAACCGAACAAGGCCGGATCAAAATCCCAACTGAGGCTGATGACCTTGCCCAAGTAGCACTAGTTATCCGGATTGTTGATGCTTACCGAGAGCTAACCGCTGAAGAAAAGTCTGTTTCCTCACAGTTCATCACAGGTGGAGAGGAAGTAACGGACGAAAGCACTTATGTAGTGAAGGTGCTTAACGTTGACCCAATGCTTTCTCTCACCATGGAAACTCTCATTTCCGCTAAAAATCAAGACCCTGTCGAAAGGGCATTTTTTGTCATCGACTTGAGCGATAAGCTTTTCTACAGCCTTGGCCAACTTGTAAGTGTCTTCAGTGATGAAGACTTTAGCAAGCGTGAAGCAAGAAGTCAATATGCCCGCAGACTCGTAAAGTGCATTGAAGCACTTGATGCTAAGTCTATGGGGTTCGTTGAGGCTACACAGTCCGTTTTGAAAGTAACTAAAACAGAAGGTGTCTAAATGATAGACCTTTGGGGAGATGCCGGAACACAGCCTGGGGTAAAGGAAAGACCTTTTTCAGAGCCTAAAGTAGATCTTGACGGAAAAGATCTCGTTATTTCGGTAAAGAACTCCGTTATAAAAATCGACTCGCAAAGCCCTCTTACAAACAGACCTGGGTTCTCATCACTACGAAAAGTGGATGATTACTCTACCTCTGAACAAGCTACTTACGAGCTTCCATTAAACCCAGTAAATGCTTTCATACTTCGCCATCTTCTTAGAGGGATTAACCTAAAGATTACACCACCTGAAGCAAAGCTACTTTCGTGTGAAGCAGACAAAGTCCCAAAACCTATTGTCAAGCTTTCCGAAACAGGCAAACATATCGAAATTCAGGTACCTCCTATTGAGGAATACAAAGCCATCGTTCGAGTCCTGAACGGGTTTCCGCTTAAAAACGGTGTCCATCGTGTACCTCTAGGGCGCACTCTCGACTTTATTAAACTTGTTGAAGACACACCTAAAGGTCTACCGCCTTTTATCTTTGATTCTAGAGTGAAGGCTCTTAATGAGGAGCCTATTGAGAATTTTGATGGAACTATGGACAGCCTCCGTCAGCTACCAATTGGTTCTCTTAATATTGTGCGGGCGAATACTCAAACTTGGAAGTCCGTAAGTAAGTCTAACAAAACTCTTGAAGAGAAGATTGAGGCTTTCGGCATTAAAACGCTTCATGATCTCGTCTTCCATTTGCCTAGGCGTTATATTGACAAGACTACCCCTCAAGAGATTCAGACATTGATGGTTGACGAACAGGCTACTATCATAGGTATCGTAGAGTCTGTTTCGGACATCCCTAACAACATGGGTGTTCGGTTCACGATTAAGACTGAAAATGGATCATCCATTCCTGCCGTGTTCTGGCGACAACACTGGCTTAAGCGGAAGTTCCCTGTCGGCTCTCATGTTCTTATTACAGGCAAGGTTTCGTTCTGGCAAGGACGCCGCAACCTAAACGGTAGTAGCATTGAGGACGCTCGAGAAGCAGCCCTTCTTCCTATTGTCCCTATCTACAAACAATCTGAAAGTAAAGGTATCACTACAACTCTCATTACTACAGCTGTACGTGAGCTTTTCTCTCGTCTTGGCCCTATTGACTTACCAAAATATTTACAGGGCGAGAACAGAATTGATTACTATACTGCGTTCAAAGAACTGCACTTGCCATCGAGTCTTGAAACTCATGCCGACACTATAAACGCTCTTGCTTATTACGAGCTTGTTTATATGCAGATTCTGATCCAAGAGGCAAAAGAGAGCAGCGCATCACGAACAGGTATCAAATGCCTGCCAGGGGAAAGAAATCTTCAACGGAAGGCTATCCAAGCAATTCCATTCACACTTACAGGCTCACAGGAAAAAGCTGTGAACTACCTTAATGATAAAATGGGAGAAACAAAGCCAAGTTCGGTACTCTTGAACGCCGATGTAGGCGCAGGTAAAAGCCTTGTTGCTCAGCTTGCTTGCTTACGTGCAGTAGAAGCTGGGTATCAGGCAGTACTTCTAGGCCCAACTGAAGTGCTCGCACGGCAGCTTTATGCAACATTCCAGAAAGTAAACGAATCCCTTAACACTTTGGGTGAGAGTGTAAACATTGTCTTCCTTTCAGGGTCTCTTAAGGCTGTCGAAAAAAGAGCAGTCATGAAGACTATCGCCTCTGGTGAAGCGGATATTATTGTTGGAACACACTCAGTACTTTCCTCAAGTGTTGATTACAAGAACCTTGGGTTTATCGCAATTGATGAACAGCAAAAGTTTGGAGCTGAGCAGCGAACAGCTCTTTTGAACTCTCGCTCGGACGGTCTTGTCCCTGACTTACTTATGCAAACAGCTACACCTATCCCTCGTTCGACTGCACAAGTCTTCTACGGGGATATTGACATGATAACCCTTGATGAGAAACCACCCGGAAGACTTGAAATTATCACTAAATGGATTCAGGAAGACCCAAATGATGTAGTCACTCAGATCGTAAACCCAATGTGGGCAGACATTCTTGAGGAAGCATCAAAGGGTAATCAAATTTTCGTCATCACTCCTATGGTGAAAGACTCGAACAAGGTCGATGCTGCTAGCGTTGAAAGAACTTATAAAACACTTACAGATACTTTCCCAACTTTAAGAGTCGGTTACGTCCACGGTCAAATGAAGCAAGACCAACAGAACCAAACAATGGAAGAATTCCGCAACAAAGCGTATGATGTTCTTGTCGCCTCAACAGTAATTGAAGTTGGCGTAGACATCCCTGACGCTACTAGAGTCATTATTCTTTCAGCTGACCGCTTGGGTGCAAGTAGTCTTCACCAAATCCGCGGTCGAGTAGGTCGTAATGATAAACAGGCGATCTGCTACCTAGTATCTTTAGGTGTTACTGAAAGTAGTCAAGCACGACTTAACTCACTTGTTGAGAGCACTAACGGTTTTGATGTTGCTAAAGCTGACCTCGGGACACGTGGTCATGGTAAAATCTTCAGTAATGAACAATCTGGCGCTTCAGACATGGTCTTTGCTACACTTTACCGTCACGGGCGGCTTGTATCAAAAGCTAGAGATGAAGCGATACAGATACTTAATTCAGAGCACCGTGAACAAGCACTTAGCGACAGTCACGCTCACTTCCAATCGCAGGAAAGATTAGTCTAGTGTTAAGAAAAACCCTTATCCGAATTCGCAAAGAGTACAAAGCCGATGAAAAGCGGTTTTTCTCTAGAGTAGGAGCTGTGGCTGTATTGCTTCTTATTATCTCTGTATTGACAGATGTGTTTCTACCATTTCACGGTGTAGCCACCATTTTAAGGGCTGTAATTGCACTATTCTTCTCCGCAACCATCTTCATTATTGGTTACGGAGCAAGCATTAGACTCCACGAGAAAAAGACCGAAGATGAAGAGTGGGTGCCTTACCGACTTAGATTCTCCGTAAGCTGGAGACGAAAGCTGGCAATTATGGCAGGGTCAGTACTTTTCGTTCTTATTTACGCTACAGGTGAAACGTCAGTTTATACTTTTCTCTCATCAGTCTATATTGCTATAGGGGTTGGTCTTGTAACTTTCATTCGACCTACACACAAAGAGACATTGCGTGAAGAGCTCGAGATCCCTGATATCCGGGATGTTAAGTACCAAGACTACATGGATCATGTAAAGAAGGCTCGCGAACGACTAAAAGCTGATAAGGCTGGCGGTAAAAAGAAGAGCAAACAGTCAACGAAAGACGAGTTATTTGATGAAAATTTCGAGGGATAAAGCCAAAGATACTGACGCTGTAAACCCTGGTCATTACCGTAACAGTAGCGGTATCCAATTAATTGAGTTTGTAAGATACCTGCCTTTTGATCTGGGTAATGTACTTAAATACACTTATCGCAGCTCACGAAAGAATGCAACTGAGGATCTCAAGAAAGCCCTTTGGTACTTGAATGACTACAATAATCATCGCTTCACAGGAGAGTCACCTGAAGCATTTACTGGGTTAATAGAGTCATTCATGTCCGACGCTTCACCATTCGAGAAGCGCTCGGCTGATTTGGTCTTGAAGCTGCATGACCAAGTCCACTCACATGTAGATGAGGTTTCCATCCGAAAGACTGAAGCTGAATTAAGGGAATTGATCGAAGCTGAGATTGCAATCTTAGATCGGTAAGCCCGTTCCCTGCATGACCTGACAGTAAGCTTGATTCCTGTAAAAGTTTTCTAAATTTTCGGAAATTGTCAGCTTGAGCCATTAGTAGATAACATCTATAGCTGACTGTCTTAGATCTTCACTACTCTTATCTCTGAATGTTGGTAGAATGAAACTATGACTGATGAAATGTTTGATGAAACGGTTGATGTTAGTGACCCGGGTGTTATCAGTGTCACCCTACCTAAACTTACGAACTGGACGATCAGTCAGATCTATGATTACAACAGTTCAATCATTGACTACAACACGCTGAATGAACTTGACACCACAGTAAATAAAGCACGTAAAGCTCTGTTCCTTCTGACTGAGAAGATCAACGAGTATGAACGGAAAGAAAAAGCGGCAAAGGTGCGCTATGATCGAGCCTTCCGTCGTGCACTACTTTCGTCATCCGAGAAGACTGAATCAATGAAAAGAGCCCGTGCCGAACTCGTCTGTGAGGACTTGGAGAATGAATGGCTGACATTCGATCAACTGAAATCCGAACTGAACAGGACTTCGTTTACAATGCGGCTGGAGCTCCAAACGCTACAAGCGATAGGGAACAACCTGAGACAACAGCTGAAAACGCTGTAAAAAGAATAAAGACTAAAGGGCCTAAAGTATCAGGAAAGAGAATCATTCTCCTCACTGCCCTTATCGCATTTCTTGGCACCTCCGGCACCCTTGCCTACATGATAAGCTCAGGCTATCACTTCTTTTATGTCCAAGGCAACAGTATGGCGCCGACACTATCAGACGGAGACACTGTACTGATAAAAAAGGATAATGACCTCGCAAAAAGTCAAGTCGTAGTCTTCCGATTCCCAGAACAATGGGAAAATCCCTTCAATGAAGATTCGTTACTTATAAAAAGAGTGATAGCAGTTGAAGGTGACACATTTAGTTACTCAGGTCGTGTCTTTACAGTAAACGGTAAAAAGTACCCACTCCCAGACAATTATAACTGCAAGACAGAAAAGACCACTTACACTAAAACCTTAGGCAAGAACGAAATGATCGTCTTCGGTGACAATGTAAGCCAAAGTGCTGACTCACGATTCTTTTACTGCCGTGACAATACTGAAGGCTTCATTGTTAGCACAGACTTGATCGTTTCAAGTGGTAGAATAGTATTTGACTTCTGAAATGGTTGACAGTAGTATGAAAATCGCACTCATTATCGACAAATCTGAATCCTACGTAAGCTATCAGATCGAGCGCACCTTAGAGTCATGGAAAATCGACCGGGCTGAGACACGAAAAGCCACGTCAATCACTGACGTTGGCGGTGCATCGCTATTCGGTGGAGCCCCTTGTTCGATTCTTAAGTTAGAGAACGCAGAGGAAGTAAAGAAGGTTGTTCTTGACATCGAGAAAGTTACTGCCGAGAGCCTAAAGCTCAAGTTTGAGTCAGGGCTGATTGTAGCGACAACAGTAGCACGAACAAGCACTAAGAAACTAGAAACACATTTTAAGAGTCTTGGTGCGAAAGTAATTATTCCGCCAGGCAAAAGTGAAGACCCTCTTGCTATCAAACTCCTTAGTGACCTTGCCCTACGGAAAGAGATTCGCGAGCTACTTGTTTCTTACGTTGGTGACGATTATGACTCCCTCATCCCAATTGTGGAAAGTATCTCAAAGCTTCCAAGGAAGACCCACAGCCTTATTAATGAAGAGGATATCTTCGCAAGGTTCCCACAACCACCTGGTGCAATACCGCCATGGCTGATTGAGGACCCCCTCTTTAACGGTGACCTTACTGAAGTAATCAGTGTTTCTAGGAGAGTTGCTCATCATTCGCACTTTCTTGTTACACTTGCAACATTGAAGAACAAATTCCAGCTGCTTTATCGAGTTTCCGAAGTAGTAAGTGTTAACCCTAAAGTAAGTACTGACGAGCTTTGTAAGATATTCGAGATCAAAAGTCCAAAATATGCCGGATTCCTTAAGAGTAGGGCCCTTAAGTATGGGGTTCAGACTTTCCGTAGTGCTGTGTTGATTATTGAGGAAGCTGAAACGAGCGTAAAAGGCGGCAGCGCTGCACCACCTCTTGTTATGATAGAAAAGATGCTAGTCGAATTAGTGATTTTGTTAAGAAAGTAGTTGATGATGGCATTTGTAGGAGTTAAAAAAGTTACTGAGGCAGAGCGGAATAAACGACTTCATGAGATTGAAGAACAGAAGCGAGTAAGGCTTGAAAGTCTTTATGCCGACCCTTACTTGGGGTTTGACAGTTTCGAAGAGGCTGTAGGTTCAGCAAGATGCACATCACAGGCTGAAGTACTTGCTCGTTTACTTATGAGAGAAAACTTGTTCATTTCAGGCATGGCTGGAGCTGGTAAGACTACTATTATCAATCGCTTCATTGAACTTATAAATTTAGAGTACAATAACGTCTTCAACATTGCAGTAACAGCATCTACAGGTATTGCAGCAACTCTTATTGGTGGTTCAACCATTCACAGTTGGGCTGGACTTGGCATATCAGTGGAAGAGTTTGACCCTAAAAGCATCCCCGGAATGATGTGGAATAAGGCTGATAACCTCAGGGCAGTCGATGTTCTTATTATTGATGAAGTGAGTATGCTTCCGGCATACTTGCTTACAAAGGTTGACGCAGCACTGAAGTACTTTCGCAAAAGCTCTGAACCATTCGGAGGTGTCCAAGTTGTTTTCATTGGGGACTTCCTCCAGCTTCCGCCGGTAAGGAAAAGTGACTCTACAGCTGATTGCCGCTTTGCTATTAGGACTAAAGCGTGGCAAGATGCTAACATCGGTTACGCTTACCTTGATAAATCATACAGAGCAAAAGATGACCGGCTTAAAGACCTTTTAGTTGAGATCGGTAAGGGAAAAGTAACAGAAAAGTCTAAGGAACTTGTTTCTAGTCGAGTTAACGCAACTCCCAGACCAAACACTGCATATACGACACTTTTCACTACAAATAAGAATGTTGATAAATACAATATTGATAAGTTAGCACAGAACCCTAACCCTAGTGTTTTCTTGAAACGTGAAATTGCTCTTGGTCCCTATCAAGAAGCAGAAAAACTCATGAAGAAATACGGGGTTCCAGACCAAATCGAACTTAAAGTCGGAGCCACTGTTATTCTCACAAAGAATATTTCAGTGTACAGTAAGGGTGTTACTGAGCAGCCTTTAGCTAATGGTTCCATTGGCAAAATTATTGACTTCACTCGTGACAAGCAAGCAGTTATTGTAAAGTTTAACAATGGCCGCACTGCTATAATCGCTAAAACGCCATACTCGCTAACCGAAAAAGAACCGTTAACGACACCTGGCGCCTCGAAACAAGCTTTCTACGAGAAGACTGTTTCGACAGTAAATCAAGTCCCGCTAAAGCTTGGTTACGCAATCACCGTACACAAATCACAAGGGCAATCGCTTGACGGGGTTATTTTGGACCTGTCAAATATTTTCCAACCAGGTCTTGGTTATGTCGCTCTCTCCAGAGTCCGGTCTTTTGACGACCTTGTGATAACTGGCTTTAATGAAAAAGCGTATGAGGTCTCGAGTGAGTCACAGAAAATCTCAAACTACGTAAAGGTGAAGGCACTTAAGGCGCGAGAAGCCCTTGACGAAAACACTGAAAGCTATGACATGGTTCTTTCCAGTCATCTTGCACGTAGTATGTATTGGGACATTGAAGACACTAGCACGGTAAGGCAAAACCGGGGAAACAACAACCCTTTTTAGCCTACTGTGAAGTTCCATGTGAACATTCCTGAAAACTTCGATAAGATAGTAGGAATAAAGACTGAGGGTAGAAGTATACTATGACTTTCTCTATAGCTCATTTGAGTGATTTACATATTGGTTACAAATCAACACGAGTGACCACTAATCAGGGCATCAACCTCCGTGAGGCTGACGGCTATGTAGCCCTTGCAGGCGTAGTGTCACAAATGCTTGATGATGACCTCGATGCTGCGCTCATTACCGGTGATGTGTTTCACACGCCCACTCCTGATATGCGCTCTATCGTCTTTGTGCAGAACCAACTTCGAAGACTCGCCGAGGCAAACATACCCGTTTACATTCTTGCAGGCAATCACGACACTAACGACATTAGAGCAGACATTGCATCCAGTCGTATTCTCCATGACCCAGACCGCAAGATCTACTCGCATGTTGAGCCCTATGTCAAGTATGAGGTAGCACCCTCAATCTTCATGCACCTTGTGTCTCATCACAACTATATGGACCAAGCACAAACAATGGCTGGAGTAAAACCCGAGAAGGGTGCAATAAACATTTTTGCTACCCACGGTAGTGTAATTGATCCAATCTTAAAGATGAAACTTCACACCGAGCAGTCTCCCCGTGAAATTGTGATCCCTGACTTCATGCTTGAGGACTTTAACTGGGACTACGTGCTTTTAGGTCATATCCACACTCGAGGTTGGGTAGGAAGCACTGACGGACTTACTGATAACAACAATACGAAAATCTACTATAATGGCTCTCTCATCCGGCGTGGGTTTAGTGACCATGTTTCTCCGCTAGGCAGGGGCTACACAAAGTGGGTAGTAGACTCTTCAGGAGAATTCACTGCTCACCACCGTAAGATTGCACAAAGACCGCAATATGATCTACCAATCATTGACGGTGAAGGAAAGTCTACAAAGGAAATTTCTGAAGCGATCGTTGACAATCTGGTAAGTACGCAGTTACATGGAACCGCTTTCGATACTAAAACTGCACCCATCATCCGCCAGAGGATCAAAGCGATTGACAGCGGCAAGTATTCAGCTCTCGACCAAAACGCCATTGCTGCAAACTCTAATCACGCTCTGCAATGGTCAATCAAAATTCTCACCCCGGGTGAAGCAAACTCTACGGGTAGCGATATAGTTCCTGATAGCTTCGAGTCGACTGATGTTACAAAAATCTATGACAAGTGGGTAAAAAGTTCCTCCAAGCTTTCCCGAGCTGATGAAATAATCCGCGAGTCAGTAGAAACCCAAGCTCGTGCATTTGTCGAGCAAGGACAAGAAGAAATTCTCAATGACTAA